TTGCTGGAGCAGAAATAGCTCAGCCTAAGACAGTTTTAGTACATCATCCTGAAAAAGCAATACCAGCTATGGAAAGACTTGGTGGTAAATATCCAGTTATTCTTAAAACACTTACAGGTTCGTTGGGTATTGGTGTTATTAAAGTAGATTCAGAAAGTTCATTACATTCAACTGTACAGTTATTATATAAATTAGACCCAAACATGGGTGTATTGCTACAAGAAATGATTAAAGACTTTACATTCGACATACGTGCTCATGTTATTGGTGGTAAATTTCATGGAGCAATTAAAAGACCTGTAGTAGCAAAAGATTTTAGAAGTAATGTATCACTTGGTTCTAAACCGGCTCCTATAGAGTTAACGGAATTAGAAATAGAACATGTTGAAAAAGCAGCTAAGGCTGTTGATGGTTTATGGGTAGGTGTAGATATATTCCCATCTAAAGATAGAAAAACAATACCACCAATGTTTATTGAAATTAATTCAACACCAGGCACAAAAGGATATAGAAAAGCTACTGGTGAAAACCTAGCTAAAAATATATTAGTAAAATTTAAAAATAGGGATTATTGGCTCAAACCTAATACATATAAGTCAATGTTTGAAGATAAGATACAAACAGATAGTATGGAGTTTGACGGAGATGTTGTAAAATGGTCTAAAGACGGTATACAATACGAGCATGATATAATTGGTATATCAGATAAAAATCCTATAATAGAACATAATTCTATCGAAGTTGAGTTACTTCGTTAGAAACCAATTTGTTATAAATAAGTATGTATTGAATATTCTTATTATGACACATATTAACTAACTCAAATAGAGGACAAAGCGATGGCATTTCAAGTATCACCAGGCGTCGAGGTAAAAGAAATTGACGCAACGAATGTAGTTCCAGCCGTATCAACCAGCATTGGTGGATTCGCAGGCGCATTCAACTGGGGTCCAGTGGAGCAATTAGTAACAGTAGGTTCTGAACAAGAACTTGCAGCGACTTTTGGAGCTCCTGACGATTCCACAGCTAAACACTTCTTAGTAGCAGCATCTTTCTTAAAGTATGGCAATGCACTAAAAGTGGTTCGAGTAGCTTCCGGTCATTTAAACGCGACCGCACAGGGTACAGGACAGCTGATAAAAAATGATGAAGATTACGCGAATAATTATGGAGCAGGTCAGCTTAATTTGGGGTTATGGGCAGCTAAACATCCAGGAGTACTGGGTAATAGTTTAAAAGTATCAATGATATCACAGGGTATATCTTCCTTTTCAGGTTGGGCGTATTCTAGTAATTTTGATGCTGCACCAGGTACATCAACAGCAGCAGCTGCTGTAGGAGTCACTAATGACGAACTACACATTGCAGTTATTGATGAAGACGGAGCTATCTCCGGAACAGCTGGTACAGTATTAGAAACATTCGGATTCTTATCTCAAGCATCTGATGCTAAGAAAGATGATGGTACTTCAAACTACTATGTTGATGTTATAACAAGTCAATCTAACTATATTCGTTGGATCGACCATGATAGCACTAATTTAGATGAAGCTGGCTTTACTCTAGCAGCAGCGAAAGCAGCTAACACAGATAGTGAAGGCTCTAACCAATTTAAGACACACACTGCAGCAATTGAAGCTTCACTTTCGGGTGGAACTGACGATAACGCACCAACAGTTGGAGAAATAGCAGCTGGATTCGATCTTTTATCCGATGCAGAAACTGTAGATGTTAACTTACTTTTTGCAGCAGCAGACGCCGATGGCGCTGAAGCAATTGCAGAAGATTTAATATCAATAGTAAATGCAAGGAAAGATTGTATGGCATTTATATCTCCACCACTAGAAGACACTGTTAACAATGCTACTCCAGCAGCAAGCGTAAAAGCTTTTGCTGATGGTTTAACATCAACATCTTACGCTTCATGTGATTCAACAGCATTATATGTATATGACAAATATAACGACAAATACAGATATATAGCTGCTTCAGGACACATGGCAGGATTATGCGCCAACACCGATAACGTGGCAGATGCATGGTTCTCACCAGCAGGTGTAAACAGAGGTCAACTTTTAGGAGTAACTAAATTAGCATTTAATCCTAAGAAAGCAGATAGAGATTCTTTATATAAAGCAAGAGTCAATCCTATAGTATCATTACCTGGACAAGGTACTTTACTATTTGGTGACAAAACTTTATTAAGTAGACCTTCAGCATTCGATAGAATAAATGTACGTAGACTCTTTATCGCATTAGAAAAAGCGGTTAGCACAGCAGCTAAAGCGCAACTATTCGAATTTAACGACGAATTTACAAGAGCACAGTTCAGAAACTTAGTTGAACCGTTCTTAAGAGACGTCAAAGGTAGACGTGGACTTTCAGACTTTTCAGTAGTCTGTGATACCACTAACAACACTAGCTCAGTAATTGATGGTAATAAATTTGTAGCTGATATCTTTATCAAGCCAGCAAGAAGTATTAACTTCATAACATTGAGTTTTGTAGCAACGAGGTCCGGAGTTGAATTCTCCGAGATCTCAGGTTCATAGGAGATTAAGACATGGCAATATTAGGCGTAGACGATTTTAAATCAAAATTAGTAGGCGGTGGAGCAAGGTCTAACCTTTTCAAGGTGACTATGAACTATCCAAGTTATGCACAAGGTGATGTTGAACAAACATCTTTCATGTGTAAAACGGCTCAAATGCCTGCATCAATTATTGCACCTATCCCTGTATTATTCAGAGGTAGAACATTGCAAATAGCTGGTGACAGAACATTTGACCCTTGGACAATTACTGTAATCAACGATGTTGATTTCACAGTTCGTAACGCTATGGAACGTTGGATGAATGGTATTAATGGACATAACGAAAACACAGGATTATCTAATCCTACTGACTATCAATCAGACGCAATTGTTGAACAATTGAATAAGGCTGGAGAAGTTACTAAGAAATATGACTTTAGAGGTCTATTTCCAACTAACATTTCTGAGATAGAAGTAAGTTATGACTCTGAAAATACTATAGAAGAGTTCACTGTTGAATTCCAGGTACAATACTGGGAATCAGACACTACTTCGTAGGTATATAAATAATATTAGACGAGGGGATATAATGTCCCCTCCGATAGTATTGAGGTAAATGTATGGCTGAATTATTTGGCTTTGAAATAAATAGAAAGAGTTCTAAACAAAAGGAACTACCTTCATTCGTTCCTAAGACGGACGAGGATGGCTCGGGTGTAATTCAAGCGGGCGGTCATTTTGGCGCGTACATCGATATGGATGGCGACAAGTTCAAAAATGAAGTCGACTTGATACTAAAATACAGAGATATAGCATCACAACCAGAATGCGATGCCGCTGTTGAGGATATAATAAATGAATCAATAGTAGGTAATAATGATGAGTCGCCTGTTAATTTAGTATTAGATGAATTAGAAATATCAGACAAAATGAAAGACGCTGTCAAATTTGAATTTGATACAGTCCTTAAATTATTAAACTTTAACGCGTATGCTCATGATATATATCGTAAATGGTATATTGATGGAAGGCTACCGTATCATATTATAATAGATAAATCATCACCTAAAAAAGGTATTCAAGAACTGCGATATATCGACCCTACCAAATTAAGAAAGGTGAAAGAGGTTGAAGAAAAGCAGGACCCTAAAACAGGTGCTAAGATTATAGAAAAAAGCGATGAGTTCTTTTTATTCCAGGACAAATTAATGTCTGGAGCAGAACAAGGATTAAAAATATATCCTGATGCAATTGCATACTGTACATCTGGTCAAATGGACCCAGGTAGAAAAAGAATATTATCATATTTACATAAAGCTTTAAAACCAGTGAATCAACTTAGAATGATGGAAGATTCACTAGTCATATACAGAATATCACGTGCCCCAGAACGTAGGATATTTTATATTGATGTTGGTAATTTACCTAAAGGTAAAGCCGAAGAATACCTAAGAGGTATCATGAATCAATATAGAAACAAGTTGGTATATGACGCATCGACTGGTGATATCAAAGACGATAAAAAACATATGAGTATGTTAGAAGACTTTTTCCTACCAAGAAGAGAAGGTGGAAGAGGTACTGAAATCACCACGCTACCAGGCGGCGAAAACTTAGGACAAATAGATGATATTATATACTTCCAAAAGAAATTATATAAGTCACTTAATGTTCCAGTTAATAGATTAGAACAAGAAGCTCAGTTTACACTAGGTAGAAGTAGTGAAATAACAAGAGATGAAGTAAAGTTTAAGAAGTTCATAGACAGATTAAGAAAAAGATTTTCTGATTTGTTTATGCAATTATTAAAAACTCAATTATTACTCAAAGGTATTATTACTGAAAGTGATTGGAAAGATTGGAAAGAAAGTATTGCCTTTGATTATATTGAAGATAACTATTTTTCTGAACTCAAACAATCAGAAATGTTGAGAGAAAGATTTGAAATGCTAGGAAACTTAGATGAATATGTAGGTAAATACATTTCAAATGAATGGATACGTAAAAACGTATTACGTCAGACTGACGATGAGATTGAAGAAATTCAAAAACAAATCGATCAAGAGACAAAAGATGGAGATAATGAAGTTCCAGCTGGCGACGACCCTCGTTGGGACGGATAATTTTATAAATATATAAACAAGGATAAACAAATGAATGTAAATGAATTGATAAAGAATCTACAAGATGGAGATAACGTTTCAGCAAATAGACAGTTTAATACTGTGATGGCTGACAAAATGACAGCTGCTCTTGATGCAAAGAAAATAGAAATTGCGTCAGGAATGGTTCAGCGTAAAACTTCAGAAGAAGAAGTTCCTGTAGTAGCTGAAGAACAAAAAACTGAAGAGGAATAATATCCTCTATTACTAGGTATTTAAATGAAATTAATAACAGAGTACGTAGAACAAAATATAGAAACGATTTGTGAACAAAAGAAAGATGGTAGTAAAGACTATTTCATCGAAGGTGTGTTCATGCAATCGAATAAAAAGAACAGAAACGGTCGTATATACGAAAAAGCTTCATTAGAAAAAGCTGTAGAAAAATACGTCGTTGAACAAGTTAAAGAAGGAAGAGCTGTTGGAGAGTTAAATCATCCAGAAGGACCAACAGTAAACCTTGATAAAGTTTCACACAAAATCACTGATTTGCATTGGCAAGGAAATGATGTTGTAGGAAAGGCATCAATATTAAAGACACCTATGGGTAAAATAGTCGAAGGACTACTCGAAGGTGGAGTTAAGCTTGGTGTTTCAAGTCGTGGTATGGGAAGTCTTGTACAGAAGAATGGCGCTAGTTACGTGGGGGACGACTTTATGTTGGCCACAGTAGATATCGTTCAAGACCCAAGCGCTCCAAGTGCATTTGTAAATGGAGTGATGGAAGGTGTTGAATGGGTATGGGATAACGGCCTTATTCGTCAACAAGATATTGAAGCAATTGAGACTGAAATTAAACGCGCTCCTCGCAAGGATTTGCAAGAAGCTGAAATAAGAGCGTTTAAAAATTTCCTCTCTAAATTAAATCTAAAATAGGAGAAAACTATTATGTCAGACGACAGAAATCAGTCAGAAGAAGTAGTAGAATCTGTTGAAGAAGAGCAAGTTGATGCTCTCGTTGAAAATGAAATTTTAGACGAGGAATCTCTTGAAGAAACTTATAGCAAAGGCAAGAAAAAAGTCAATGCTATGAAATACAACTCTAAAGAAGAACCAGTAGAGGAAGAAGAAGAAGACGAAGAGGAAGTCAAAGAAGACGCTCCTGCAGTCGAAATTCCAAAAACTAAAGCTGGAGTTATTCAAGCAACAGTTGATATGCTTAAGAAGGCTAAATCAGAAGACGCAAAAAAACTTTATTCAAAGTTAGTGACTATCGATAGTGAACCTGAATCAATTAAATCAGAAAAGGATGCAGAAAAAGCTGTATCAGGCAAAATGCCAGAACCTAAAGCGAAAGCTAAGGTTGAGGCTATTGACTTTTCAGATGACATTGATGCAATCATTAAAGAAGAAGCAACTTTATCTGAAGGATTCCGCGGAAAAGCATCTGCAATATTCGAAGCAGTACTTACTAGTAAGTTAAGCGAAGAAGTTGACAGGCTTGAAGCAGAATATGCGCAAAATTTAGAAGAAGAAGTTAGCGAAGTTCATTCTTCACTAGTAGAAAAGGTAGATTCATACCTTAACTACGTAGTTGAAGGTTGGATGGAAGATAACGAACTCCAAGTACAAGAAGGTCTTAGGACTGAAATTGCTGAAGAGTTTATGACTTCACTACAATCAGTGTTCAAAGAACACTACATCGAAGTACCAGAAGGTAAAGAAGACCTCGTTGATGACCTCAGCGAACAAGTTTCTGAATTAGAAAGTACTTTAAACAAAACCACAGATGATAATATCGAATTACATGCTAAAGTTCAAGACTTTGAAAAACAAGCTGTAGTAAGAGAACAATCATTAGGGCTTGCTGATACTGAAGCTGAGAAATTAGCGTCATTAGTAGAAGATATCGATTTTGATAGCAAAGAAACTTTCGAAATGAAAGTTAAAACTGTTAAAGAATCATACTTCAAAAATGAAACTAACGAAACAGTTGATGAGGTTGACAGTTTATTAGGAGATGGAGCAGTCGAATCAGACGTTTCAGATGCTATGAGCAGATACTCAGCAGCTATAACAAACTTTAATAATTAAGGAAACAAAAATGTTTAATGCAGATAAAAACTTAATGGAAAAATGGAGTTCAGTACTCGACCACGAGTCAGTCTCCCCTATCCAGGATAACTACAAGAAAGCTGTCACAGCTAGATTGTTAGAAAACCAAGAAGTTGCCTTACAAGAAGAAAGAGTTCAAGCACAAGGAAATTATATTTCTGAAGCAGCAGCTGCCAATAATATTGGTGGTGGAAATATTGGTTCATTTGACCCAGTATTAATCTCTCTCGTACGTAGAGCAATGCCAAACCTTATTGCTTATGATATCGCTGGCGTTCAGCCAATGAATGGACCAACAGGTCTTATCTTTGCAATGAAATCAAAATACTCAACTCAGGGTGGAACAGAGGCTTTATTTGATGAAGCTGATACTGACTTCTCTGGAACAGGTACTCATCAAGCTGAACCAACAGGTTTAGGTGGTGCAACAGACGCAGACTCAGACGGAAGTATTGCTGATACCGCTGTTGGCGATATCACTAACACATTCGGTTCTGGTCTTGCTACATCAGCGGCAGAAAGATTAGGAGTTGGCGAGTCCGGCGACGGTTCTTTCGGTGAGATGGCTTTTTCAATTGAGAAATCAACTGTCACAGCTAAATCAAGAGCTTTAAAAGCTGAATACACAATGGAATTAGCACAAGACCTTAAAGCAGTCCACGGACTAGACGCTGAAGGCGAACTTGCTAATATCTTATCAGCTGAAATTTTAGCTGAAATCAACAGAGAAGTTGTTAGAACTATTCTAACTAAAGCAAAAATTGGTGCTTTACAAACTTCTACTGCTGTAAGTGGTATTTTTGATGTTAACACAGACTCAGACGGAAGATGGATGGTAGAGAGATTTAAAGGTCTCATCATGCAAATCGAAAGAGAATGTAATGTTATCGCTAAAGAAACAAGACGTGGAAAAGGTAATTTCATTATCTGTTCTTCAGACGTTGCTTCAGCTTTAGCAGCTGCTGGAATGTTGGACTATACTCCAGCTTTATCAGCTAACTTGAATGTTGATGACACAGGTAATACTTTTGCTGGTGTTCTTAACGGAAGAGTTAAAGTCTATATCGACCCTTATGCTACTATTGATTTTGTATGTGTAGGTTATAGAGGAACAAACCCGTATGATGCAGGTATGTTCTACTGTCCTTACGTACCATTAACAATGGTTAAAGCAGTTGGTGAGAATGACTTCCAACCAAGAATGGGATTCAAAACAAGATACGGTATGGTTGCAAATCCATTCGTAGCTGCTGACGGCACTGGCACAGACAGAGCTAATCAGTACTTCAGAATCTTCAGAGTTGACGACATTATGGTGTAAACCGTAGTTAGTTAAATCTAATTCGACTAAAGGGTTTCTTCGGAGACCCTTTTTTTATGTGTATATATAATAGGTACACTAAAGTACAGACACATACACACAGGAGAAAAATATGTCAAACGGAAAATCAGGCTTTGAAATAAGAGCCGACTTACTACACCAAGCTCAAGGTTTATTAGAGCAAAACATCCAGAGAAAAGTCGATGCAATTTATATGCATAACGATAATCATCCAGATGATAAGAAACCTTTACCAGCCGCTTCAATTAGCGCAAGCGATGTGATAGCAATTGCTGGTGAATTAAACGAATTTGTTAATAGTAAGTAATAAACTCGTATAAATAGATATATGGCAACTTTAACTACAAACAAGAATTTTTTGAGTCCAGTAGGATTTCAATTCAAAATTTCCAGCAACCTTTATCCTAATCTAGAATATTTTGCTGTTGCAGCTACGTTGCCAGGTCTTAATATGACACAGGCAGAACAGAGTTATCGAGGCGTTAACTTATCATTTACTGGAGACAGACTTACATTTGATGATTTATCGCTACGTATTAATATAACTGAAAACCTTGATAACTATATTGAGACATTTGATTGGATGCATAAGTTAGTTCAGCAAAAAGATGCTGAAGACTTAAAAGTAGACGCAACTCTTCTTATACTTACATCACATAATAATGTAGTAAAAGAAGTAGAGTTTAAAGGAGTATTCCCAACAAGCATGGAACCTATACAATTTGACGCACAAGCAGAAAGCGTTGAGTTTGTACAAATGGAAGTCAGCTTTGGTTATACTTACTTTGAATTTAAATAAACAGTTTACAAAAGCACAAAAGTATGGTATAATAGTATAGTATGAATAATTTGCAACAAATATTAGAAATGTGGAAAACAGACTCGGTAATAGATGAAATGAATCTAGACGAAACATCGAGAGATTCCGCTAAACTCCACGGTAAATACCTAGAACTTCTTTCAGTAAATCGTATGAAGCTCAAAAAAGCTGAACTTGAATTTAAAGTTATACTTAAAGACAAGTGGCTACACCTTAATGGTAAAATGAGTAAAGTAGAGATTGATGAAAAAGGCTGGGACTATGACCCACTCAATGGAATAACTGTATTAAAAGGAGACATGGATTATTATTATAATGCTGACCCTGTAATACAAGAACATCAAGCAAAGATACATTACCTCGAAGAAGTTTGCAGTACTTTAAAAGAGATATTAGAAAACGTTAAATGGCGACATCAAAATATAAAGAATATGATTGAATGGAGAAAGTTTACTAGCGGAGCCTAATGGATACTGTAACGATTCAAAAGAAGAACGAAGTCTTCTTAAATGTACAATGTGACCCCTCAATAGAAATGGAACTATCAGAACATTTTCAGTTCTTTGTTCCAGGTTATAAATTTATGCCAGCTTACAGAAATAGAATGTGGGATGGCAAAATTAGATTATACGATTCCAGAAAGAAATTATTATACACAGGTTTGCACAAATATTTGCGTGAGTTTTGTGACGTGAGGGATTATAACCTAGAAGTGATAGATTCGCCAGCCTATGGTGCACTGCAGTCCGCCCTCAGCCCTGACATAGATGGGCTATTATCACAAATGTCCCTTTCTGTGAACGGAGCTGATATAATACCCCGCCCATATCAGTTGGAGGGACTCTCGCACACGCTTTCTCAGGAAAAATCCTTATTACTATCACCTACTGCTTCTGGGAAGAGTTTAATCATATATTTGGCTATAAGATATTACCTCGATGTTTTTGAAGGTAATGTTTTGCTTATAGTACCTACGACATCATTAGTAGAGCAAATGTATTCTGATTTCGGAGACTATTCTTCAAAGGATACTTGGCCTCATGCAGATAATTGCCATAGAATATATTCAGGTAGAGAGAAACATAACGTAAATCAGAGAGTTATTATATCAACTTGGCAATCAGTTTATAAATTACCACAATCTTGGTTTGCCGGTTTTGGGATGGTGATAGGAGATGAAGCACATAATTTTAAAGCTAAGTCATTGACAAGTATATTAGAAAAATGTACTGAAGCAAAATATCGTATTGGTACTACTGGAACATTAGATGGAACTCAAACTCATCAGCTCGTATTGGAAGGATTGTTTGGTCCAGTATATCAAGTGACTACTACAAAAGAATTAATGGATAATGACGATTTAAGTCAATTAGATATAAATATACTTATACTAAAATATAAAGAAGAATACTGTAAGCAGATAGTTAAAGAAAAATATCAACAAGAGTTAGATTTTATAGTACGATATGAACCAAGAAATAATTTTATAAGTAATTTAGCTTTAGACCAAAAAGGAAATACATTGATACTCTTTAATTATGTAGATAAACATGGTAAACCTTTGCATACATTATTGCAAAATAAAATGCCAAAAGATAGAAAACTGTTTTACGTGTCTGGAGAAACAGATGTCGATACAAGAGAGTCAGTCCGTGAGATTACCGAGAAAGAGAAAGACGCGATTATTGTCGCAAGTATCGGGACTTTTTCTACTGGGATTAATATACGTAATCTTCATAATATTATATTTGCCTCTCCAAGCAAAAGTCAAATTAGAGTCCTACAATCAATCGGAAGAGGATTAAGGAAGAGTGAAGATGGACAAGATACAAAGATATATGATATAGCAGATGACTTACACTGGAAAAATCAAAAGAATTATACCCTACAACATGCCGCTGAAAGAATTAAAATCTATTCTAAAGAACGGTTTAACTACAAAATGTTTGATATAAATATATAATATGGAAGGACTAAATATAAGACACTTTAAACTCATGAATGGCGAAGAGATTATCGGTCTCGTTGCTATTAAGAATGATGATAATTTTATAATTGAAAGACCGGTAAGACTGAATCCTAGTATGTTAGGTGGAGTTCAGTTTGTAGCTTGGTTTCCTTTCAGCGATGCAAAACAATTTAAAGTTTTTAAGAGC